TTCAGATCGGGCCGGGAAGCCCGTCCTTCCCTCTGGCCGGACCGCCGAAGGGACGCAAATGCGCTCTTGGGCGCACTGCTCTGATTATACTGGCTATTATAGTGGGGGGGCGGCAAAAAAGCAATAGGCGGCAGGCAACTCCACGCTTTTTTCCGGCTCCGTCCGTGTGAAATTTCTCCGCCGTGGCAGCACAGTTCTGTCAGACTGCCATGACGGCGACGGACCCCCATCTGTCGGCCGCCCGGCTGAGCACAAACCGCCGGAAGCCCGCCGAAAAAGCCCGATCCCAGTCCGGCTTTTCGGCGGGCTGTTTTCCCGCTCTTTTGTACCACTATCACAAAAACAAGCGGAAGTACTTGCTGTAGCGCGACACGATTTTTGAGAAATTCGGACAGGATAATTGAGAAAAAATAGCGCCATTCTAAGAAGCATTTCCGAGCTCGCTCAAATGCATCGACGGCCCCCGAAAAAGCCGGGAGCCGCCCATGCAAAGGAGCGGGCTTTTTTGGCGCTCGGAGGAGCGGTTTTGCCGCCCCTCCTGCGCCGTCTAAGCCCAAGGGGTAGTAGTTACTCGCCGTCGCCCTCGTCGGCGGCCACAGCGGTCGCCTGAGTGACTTCTTCCCACCCATAGACGCCGGGTTCCCACACGTTGTTGTCAGCGGTGCTCACCCAGTTCTTGCCGTTGTGAGAAGCCTTGTCGCCCTTGGCGTAAGCATCGTGTGCGCCGATGGGCTGCACCCACTCGGGGAACTCGTCGAGCGGGTTGCCGATGCGCGTCCACATGGAGGGCGTCGCAGAGGGCTTGGTGTTCTGGCCCTCGTTGGTGACGTCATGGATGGAGCGGTAAAGGTTGCCCTCGTCCTGCACGATGTCACCCTGCTTGCCGCGCCAGTTGGCGTCCCATTCCACGAAGAGGTCGGGGTACTCGGCGATCGTGGTCTCGTCGAGCTGCTGTTCCTGTGCCGCCTTGACAAACATCAGCTCGGCGACCGCCTGAGCGGATGCGGCGCGGCGCTCCGTGCCGTGGATCTCCTTGACCGACCTTTTGGGAGTCAAATACTTCACGTCCTTATTCATACGCACCTCCGAAGCCCGAGATGGAGACTTCACCCTCGAAGCCCTCATTCTTTGTGATGGTGAAGCGGATATTCACGCCCCACTTGCTCGCGGTCTTGGTCTTGTTGGTGAAGTTGTAGACGCGGTTGATCTGCACCATCGCCGTGATGTCCTCCCATGTGGGAACGGCGTCGAAGCCGTTGTTGCACGCCTCCACCTTGGCGACCGCGCCCTCGATCTTCCACGTCGGCGTCACAAGCACTTTGGTCGCCGCTGCGTCGGTCTCTTCCGGCGCGGCCAGCTCAAACTTGATGACCGTCTCTTTCTTGCTGAAGGAGAAGACGCGGACGCTGGTAGCGAAGTTGCCGTCAACCGCCTCGATGCGGAGCTGGTGTTGTCCGTTAGTCAGCGAGAGCCACTTCTCTCGGGTCAGCTCGATCGTTTCCTGCTGTCCCAGCGTCGCCTGATAGCTGCGGATCTGCACATCGTCCACGAACTCGGTGACGACCACGTTGTCGCCCTCGACGTCGCTCACGGTGTAGTTCTCCGCGAAGCTCCCGTTCTTCAGACCGAGGGCCTTGTCCTGCCCGGAGATCGTCGGCGCGGAGTTCGTGCGCTTGAAGGTGACACGGCGGTAGGCCGTGCCGCCCTTGCCGTCCGTGACGGTGATCTTGAGGGTGTTGACCGAATTGAGGCCCAGCGCGTAGAGCTTTTCCGAGGTGATCGTCACGGTCAGCTCCTCGCCCTTGGGCGCGTTGTTGATCGTGCGGATCGTCTCGTCGTTGAGCTCCTCCACGACGGTCAGTGTGTCGCCGTCCGCGTCGTCGATGGTGTAGGCGTAGGTGAAGCCGAGGTTCTTATCCCCGAGGTTGCCGTCGCTGCCGGAAATGGTCGGGGCGGAGTTGGTGCGGGTGAACGTCCACGTCCGGGTCGCTGTGCCGCCCTGCCCATCGCTGACGACGACCTTGACAGTGTGCTTGCCGAGGCTCAGGGAATCGACATCGACGGAGATGGTGTTTACCAAATTTCGCGTCGGGGGAAAAGACTTCGTCGTTTGCCCCTCGAGCGACTCCCTCGCCGGCAAGACGTC